GGGGATTTACCCTGCAATTGTGAGTTCACGTCGACTGTCACTGACATTAGTTCTTGGAATCTCGTGCGCAACCGTTATCTTTGAATACGGCACGCATGAACATTCTTCATACAATCCAGTGGCTAAGCTTCGGCTCTCGCAATTGTAAGAATTTTCTCACATTATTTTGATACGCGAAGGTTACGATAAACTAAGAGTTTGGAATTGTTGCATTCACAGTGCAACCCTGTTTCAGGTCCGATCCCAGATAGTGGGAGTGAAACCAAATATTAATTTCAAATCAAAGCAACTAGAACACTAGTTGGGTCGCCTTTTCAGTGGCGATATTTGATCTATAAATTTGGGGATACCGAAAGGTACCATACGCAGCTTACTATCTGCTGCGCTATGTGTTCGAATGATCCTAATCCGCATGCTTTGCTATAAGTCGGTACGGAGCTTCATGATATCAGTCATTATGAAGTTAACATTCATCTATTAAATATAAAAATAAAATAAAAAATATAAAATATAAAACAAAATAAAAATGTATATGTTGTGCAAAGTCAAGGACTTTGGTTTACCAGCCATAACTTGTTCTTTTGTAAATTTTAAAAATCGGATAAATAGAGTTATACATATTGTGTTGTGAGATTAATTAACTCAGAAAACTATGAATCTCCGACATTCTTAGAATGGTTTTTACCGGTGTGAAGTGTTGAATTCTACTAAGACCTGGTGGTCATCCCAAGTACGTCTTAGTCCTGAAAGGGACTTACGAGCGGAAACGGAACCCATTGTTGTTGATAAGTCTGACCTCTCCAGTCCAAAGCTGACGTCAGATGTAGATGAAGATATGAATCCCTAAGAAGAGAAGAGAATCATATACCCACTCAGGTAAAAGTCCAGAGAGGACCCGCAAGACACGTGGGGGTAGTAATACCAGAAGTTCCGACGGGTCCTGCGCTAGTGCCAACCACGAATCAGAGACAACAACAGATGAATAGCATTATGACCTACAACTACGTCCCAAGCTATTTCTCTGTCGTTTTCCCTACGCTCCACATCACGAACAGAGCTAAGGGGTTGAGGCAATTTGCACTCACCCACCCCTCCCTTACGGGAAAGGATCTGCTCGCTCATTTCGAGCGGATCATGGATTCGAAAACTCAAATTTCGATGACTAAAAAAGCCGGCCCTATTCTCCTTCGTTTGCGCCACAAAGTCACACACCGGCGTGACGTTAACCATCAATTGCAAGGTGGTGCAAGCGAACAAATCCAACAAATTATGTTGCAGATGCGCGGTCATTGTCGTTCACTCCAGGACGACGCTCTCTTGCAGCGCATCGAACGTCTTTTGTATCTGAGCTTTCTGTTGCTGTCATCCAAGGACAACACAGAACGTCTCAAACACATTGGGTCCTATCTCATGTTCACTTCCGAAGGGAGTTTTGTGAAGAAGGCTACAACTTTTCTGGAAACGGAATTAGTAAAGCTTTTCCCTTCACAACAAGAGCATGAACTCCAAGGGTCCGATTTGCGTGATCTCCTTGACAATTGGGATCGCGCAAATGAATCACCCATGGCCACTAAATTACGTGCTGTTGCATCTTATTGCATGGCATTTTCCCTTCTCGAAAAATGGGGCCTGCATCAGGAATTTGCAGAAGTAGTTTATGCCGAGTTCCGTGTCCAGCGTGAAACAAAGAAGGTAACATCTTTCATCTACGCCATTCTTGATGTTGTAGAATTTGTTCTTTCACGCGCGCGGATCTGCTATGACACCGGCTCTCTTGCACCTCTTTTCCACAGCTCGTCCACCTACTTGGATTGGTATGCGCAAGTGGATGAAGTGCGTCTTATGAGTCGGATGCGGGTAGGTATGGAGGTGAGTGGTTTTAAACAGGCTGATTACTTCAAACTACTTGAAGCAACAATCAACAAAGGGGAAACTCTGGTCAAATTTGGTAAAACAATCCAAGATCGGAAAACTATGCAAGGAATTCTCAGTGAGCTGAAAATCTTGCGACATGAGTCCATGATTGAAGGAACAGTATCGCGAACGCGTGAGATGCCCTTCGCCGCGCTCGTCTTTGGTGATTCGTCAATTGGCAAATCCACTATCACTGAAATGCTTGGTAAGCAGTATGCTCGTGTGACGGGTTTAGATTACGACCCATCGGTTGTTTACTACCGGTCAAGTTTTGATCAGTACATGAGTGGTTACAACAGTTCAAAATGGATGATCGTCCTCGATGACATTGCCTGTCTTGAACCAAGCAAATGCACCAATGGCGATTTGTCAATTATCGATGCCATTCAGCTCATTAACTGCGCCCCCTATTTGTCGAACCAGGCGGAGCTGGAGAAAAAAGGTAAGGTTCCTGTGCTTGCGAAGTTGGTTATTGCCAATTCCAATGTGAAGAACCTCAACGTTTTCCATTATTTCTCCCACCCCTCGGCTGTTCAACGACGGTTTCAATGTGTGATCACACCGTTTGTGCGCGATGAGTTCCGCAAACAAGGTGATCACGGTTTGATCAATGCACTCGATGGTGTCAAAGCTGCCGCGTGGCAGGAACAACATCCTCCCATCGATGGAAGTGAACAAACCCCGGATTTTTGGGAATTTGAAATAACTGAATGGCTTCCTGCTCCTGTTGGAGCCCAAAAATCATTAGCGATCGAGCATAAACCTTTCCAACAACGCCTCTCTGTTCAACAGATGTTGAGTTATTTTGAAAAGAAGATTTTGGAACACTTGAGCGCACAAGCAACAATGGTCAAAAATGTTGATGGACTTAGATCCGCGAAGGTCTGCGGTCTATGCCATTGTGACCGCCAATTCTGCACTGATCGTGAGAATCACAAAGTTCACGATGATGAGGTGTGTACACATTGCAATAAGAAAGATTGCATGTATCTGAACAATTGCCGACCTTGCACCAAATGTGCCATGCCTAGTGCACGGTGTCGGTGTAATGGTTATCACTTGACCAATCAAGCTATTGTCAACATTCCATCTCCTCAGCATCAACTACAAGGGGAGGAATTTTGTCTCCAATGTGGTTTTGCGGATTGCTTATGGATGAATGACCAAACAGGTGATGTCACATCCACTTGCGAAACATGCCACCACTGCATCTCTGATGAGGATATTTCACTAGGTGAGTGCGTCTGGTGTATGGTCAAGGAACATAGCCTGCGCTATGCGCTCCAAGGTTATGATCTCATGGTCATACCTGCATTCCTAATGGCAATTCTCGCCATCATCGCATCGCGTACGATGGTCCCTCCAGTACTCCAGTCCTTGGGCGATAGCGCTACTACCACTCTAACGCGAGTGGGGAGTGCAGTTGAAAGTAGTGTTGAGAGTGTCATTGACACAACTCAGCGACAATTAGGGTTTGTGCAAACCGCCCACAATGTTTACCATCATTGGTGGAACGTTCGCCGGTCCATCGAACGTTCCGGCGCTTATGCTCAGGAGATACTCTCGAACCGGAAAGCATTTATGGTTTTCTCTGTCATCATTTCAGCGATTGTAGCTGTTAAATCAATGGTGAAACTTTCCGAACTCTTTAACCTTCAAGGAGAACTTAAGGTTGCGCCGGAAAGCATCGACCCTTGGAAAAGATCCAAGTATAAGTTGACACAATTGGATGTTGGTGATTCTGTTCACAACATGCGCCAATACTCCAAGGAAAAGTTCCATGAGATGGTAAATGCCAATATGCTTCACCTTGTTGTTAAAACACAGGTGAAGAGTGTTCGCTGCGAAGCTCTTTGTATTGCCGATCGCTACTATATCATGAACGCCCATAACTTGCCGATGGAAGGTGAATTTTCTTTGGACATTTTTAGAACGCAACAGGGCGAGGGTGTGGATGAGAACCTCTTGGAAGTTGCCATGCACGTTTCTATGGTAACATTCCTCAATGCTGACATTGCCATAGTATTTATCCCTCAGATTCCCCCACGTAAGAATATTGTAGAGTTATTTGGTGCCAAATCCTACCAAGCCAACTCCCATGGGTTCTACTCGTACAAAAATGCAATTGGTATGTCCTTGCTTCCGGTCAAGAATATTAAGTGTCATCAAGCTGCTCACCCGCGGATTGATGGCGGTAAACCATTTGCCTCATTTGAATCTCAGATGGATGAAACAACCTTCGTTGGGTTGTGCGGAAGTCCTCTAATTGCAGAGACTAAACTTGGCATGGTGATTCTCGGATTCCATGTTATGGGTAGTGGGCGCAGTGCTATTAGCACACAGGTCACAGTAGAGGATCTCCGCAAGTTCATGCAAACCAAGTGTCCAATTGACGTGGGCACGCCCAAACTGCAGTGCAGCGTTCGTAACTACGATCTGCAAGGTTTGCACCGCTCCTCTGTTTTCAATTTTATTGAACAGGGGTGTGTTAGCGAATATGGTGCATTGAAAGGACACCATTCTAGTCCAAAGTCAAATGTTCAACGAACTATCATAGCTCAATATCTCATTGACCATGAAGGTTTCGTTGAAACACATGCTGCCCCTGTCCTTAGTGGATGGGGCCCATGGCGCCTTGCCGCTCTTCCCATGGTGAAGAAAGAATTTCAGTTACCTTATCACAAGATCGCATTGTGTATTAAGGATTATTTTGATTGCGTTTCTGTGCGGTGTAAAGAACTGCACCTCCTCCAAAAAGTCTCGGAAGATGTCGCTATCAATGGACAAGAAGGTGTCCGTGGTGTTGATCGTATTGACATGTCGACATCTGCCGGTTTCCCTTTCAACAAAATGAAGGAACACTTCTTCGCATCCAACACAGATGGTTTCAAGCAATGGGTTCCAAAGGAAGAACTCAGGCAATTGCTTGACGCATCGGAAGAGTGCTACCTTCAGGGTAAACGTAATAATTTCGTTTTCATGGGTGCTCTTAAGGATGAACCTCGTGAATTCAAGAAAATTGAAGAACAGAACACTCGCGTGTTTATGGGTCAGAACGTTGCGCACTTGATCATTGGGCGCAAATATTTTCTGTCATTCATTCGTGTCATGCAACGCAATCGTCTTGATTTTGAGTGCGCGATTGGTACCAATGCGCATTCCCAAGATTGGGATGATATTGCAAAATACCTTTTTGATTTCAGTGAACATCTGTTTGATGGTGATTACTCGAAGTATGACAAGGAGATGATGGCCTTCGTTATCATGGCAATATTCGATGGCATCATCGACTTTCAAATGGCCAATTGTTCAGAATTCACACCCGATGATAAACTGGTCATGCGTGGAGTTGCTTATGATATCGCCTTCGCGTTTGTCAATTTCAATGGTGACTTGGTTTCTTTTCTCAGAAACAACCCCAGTGGGCACCTCCTCACAGTCATCATCAACTCGATCTGTGGGAGTGTGTATCTTCGATTCGGTTTCATGCATGCCACGAAACGTCCAGTTTCACAGTTCCGCGACTATGTTCGCCCTGTTACCTACGGTGACGATGTGGTCGTGGCTGTCCATCCCGTGATCAAACACGAATTCAACTTCACAACTTATCAGACCGCACTAGCAGAATTTGGAATGAAATTCACCCCAGCATCGAAGACTGGTGAATCTTACTTCTTCCGAGCACGCGACGAATTGGACTTCCTGAAGCGCTCTTTTGCGCAACATGAAGATCTAAAACGATTTGTTGCCCCCCTGGCGATGAAAAGTATTTATAAATCGTTGGTAACTGGTGTTAGTTCTAACAGCATTACTGCGGAAAAACAGATCATACAAGTGATGAGTAGCGCTTGGCGTGAAACTTACATGCATGGTCGCGTGATCTTTAACGAGTTCGCTGCATTGGTACAGCGAGTGATTCGTTATCATCATCTCGAAATGTATGTTGGGAAAAATGATTTTCCCTCATATGAGACCCTTACCCGATATTATTTGGGTGATGGTTCAACAGCATGGGCACAGGAAGACCCCATTGATTTTTCAAAATATGAGCTCCAGGGAGAAGGTGACCGCTTCCTATTTGAAACCACAGGCACCAGCACAACTAGTTACTGCTTGCAAGGGAAGATTGACATCCTGCAAGAGAGTGGAGTTGTGCATGAAATCTGCACGAGCGCTCCTCAAAATCCTTATCAAGGGATGGACAAGCTGAAGTCCAAAGTCAAGATCTCACGCATCGGAATGGTCACGAAGATGCGCGATTCAAATAAGACCGCCGATCATTATGAAACACACGAGGAGTACACCTCTCAAAACAAACCCTCTCAAGTGTCCACAGTTATGAACACCTCTGACCAAGTCAATGGTGAAACATCCAAGTATGGGCGAAATGTAGTCCGTACACCTGAATTTGACACTGATATTAAGTCATTTTTGAAGCGCCCTGTGGTGATTCAAATCGATACACTTAACAGTAGTAGTAATACTGCGTTTGAAGGTAACGCCCTTGCTCTCTGGTTGCTCAACCCCGAAATTAGGCATAAACTCCAGAATTATGCATTTATTCGCGGGACACTCTGCTTGAAAGTCCAAGTTGACGGTTCTTCATTCGCCTATGGTGGCTTGCTGGTTAACGTGGCTCCAGGTGAAGATCCTGACCCACGCATTGCTGATTACGGTTCTTCTGTCATCACTTACCATAGTCAAAAGCAATCAGCTATCGTTGATTTCGCACGCAACATTGATGCTGAATTGAAGGCACCGATCCTGATGCCAACTGAATGGGTACGGTTGAATGTCGCAAATGGTCCTGTTGGTCTGCGTCACGCTTACCACATTATCCCGATTCTGGCTCCTCAACTAGCCACTGGTGGTACCACGTCCATTGGTATCCGCGTATTTGCGTGGATGGAGGATGTTGAACTCCACGGCGCAACTGCTTACACGTTGCAGGGTGATGTAACGATTCATTCGAAACAAAACCTTGCGAAAGCGAAGCGGACAACGGCTGATATTGCCCTCAACCGGGCAGAGTTGACTCCTGGGGTTTATCTGCCCACAACAGATGATCTCATGACCCTTCTCAAGGTTAATCCCATCATCCATTGGTTTGATTGGGATCAGACCCATATCGAAGGCACCCGCTTGGCATCTTATGGTGTCAACCCGGGTATTCGTGATACTGATACGACAAAAAGTGTGGCTTTCACACACCCGTTGGCAGTCTTCTCCAGATACTTCAATTATTGGCGGGGCTCTTTGAAATTCACTTTCAAGGTATTCAGTTCACCACACCATGCTGGTACGATTCGGATCTTTTGGGATCCGATTGGGGCTTATGTTTCCGGTGCATCCATTCTTGGCGCCGATGGTACCCCCACAAGTACAAAAACTCATTTGTGGAACATTCGCGAGAGTGACACCTGTGAGTTTATTGTCCCCCATGACAACTACCGGGCATGGTTTCGTACTCTTATTGGTTATGATTGGGCTGATAAGGGTTATACCGCAATTACTTCTACTAGCACACCTGATCGTTACCCAACGGTGGCAGGTGTGCACAATGGTAATCTCAGTTTGAAGGTTTTTACACCACTCAACAGTCCAGCCAGCACTTCAAGTGTGCGCATCATGATGCAGATTTCGGTCGGTGATGACTTCGAATTTGCACAGATGTGCTACGGAGATTCTTCCACCTCGTATCAATTGCAAGGTGACGAGCAGCTCTACATTGGTGAGAAATTTGACAATTTACATGACATTTTGTCTCGCCCTGCTGTGGTTTATATTCTCCGACCCCCGGAGAATGGTAGTGGTGTGGTGCGTCCAGGTCCAGCGGCCGCATACTTCCCGATCTACCCACCACTTGCAGGTTTTACACCTGATGGGCCTTGGTCTGTTCCGAAATTTTTGGGATCTGGGTCTGGACCTGCGAATGCAGTTCGCCAGACGCTCATGGCTCGTCTGATCGACTGTCATGTTGGTGTTGCTGGTTCCACAGTGTGGATGTGCTCCATCACTGGTGGTGGTCGTTCTGTTGCAAGCCTTGGGTATGGTCCAGTCTCTGAACTAGTAACCCCCTCCGCTGGTATGGTTGCGAAGATCACTACCGGTTCTACGATCACGTACGGACAGCTCATTGCCAATGAGACGGCATATGAGAGTGGTCGTGAGATTTTTAACCCATTCGTTAACCCCATTCATGAAATTCGGATTCCTAGTTATTCTAGTTTCCGTTACATTCAATCGAACTTGATCATGAAAGATTCGCCCATGATTTCTTATGAGGTTGATTTCTCTGATGATCTTTCATATCATCGCCTCGCAGTTTCGGCTGGGGACGATTTTAAGTTGGTTCGTTTCCGTGGGTTTCAACCACAATTTGTGTATCCTGGTACCTGGATTCGCATTTAGACACATTTTATATTTACTACTTTTTATAAGTAGACCTCATCGGG